TCCCGCCTCCTCAATCGCGGCCTGCACCTCCCGCTCCAGGGTACGCTCCGCCTCCTCATAGGCGGGCTGGATGTGGGGCCGGGCCACTGTGCGGCCCCCGGTGGGCTTTTGGTGTCCTTTCTCAATCACATGGGTAAAGCTCCCCATTTTGCGGTTGTAGATCGTAACAGAGACATTTCTGCCTCCTACGCCGGTCTTCCCCTTCTTCATGGTCCAGCCTTTACGGTATCGCTTACTTTTGCGGGTGGGAGATTTCTGCCTTACGGTTTTCAAAGCCTTTTCTCCCGTTTTTAAGACGGCCTTGTTAACATTCTCTTGGATTTCGTGGCTGTATTCTTCCAAAATGGAGGATAGCGCATCCGAAAACTCAATCGGTTGTATCGTCATCCCGACATCCCTCCGAAACGCTTCCGTCAGTCTCCTCCAGGGTCAGGCGGGTCACCAGCATTCCGTCCTTGTCCTCCGTCCGGGCGGTCTGCTGGATCAGGTAGTAGGTGCCCCCGATCCAGCAGATATCCCGCACATTGATGCTGTCATCCCGCCATATCTCGATCAGGCGGTCCGCCTGCTGGCTCACCGCCGCCGCCGAATAAAACCGCTGGAGTCCCACGGTCAGCTCCCCAAAGCATTGCTCCGCTTTTTTGACCAGGCGCTCCGGGGTCCCGGGGGTGGTCTCGTCCCGCTCCACCCGGTAAAAGATGGCGTAGCCAGCGTCATGGAGCATAGCCGCCCCTCCCTCCCTGGCTTGCAATCATATCCAGCCGCATCCGCCGCAGGAATTGCGGTTCAGCCTCTCCGTTGACCCGCTTGCGGTACAGCCACGCCGCCGTGGAGATTGCCAGCTGGTCATAGTCCGCGCTGCCGTCCGGCCGCACGCCCTGCCGCTCCAGGCTGCCCTGGGCCGCTTTGAGCAGCTGGAGCAGATAGGCTTCCTCCCCTGGAATGCTGCCGGTGCGCTGTAAGTCCTGCCGCAGCAGGATCAGCATATCGGCGTCCAGCATGGCTTACACCTGCTTGCTGCGGGTCCGGGCGGCGGCGGCCTCCTCCGTCTGGTTGGCCTTATCAGGGGCGAAGGTCATGGACGTGGTGGGGGCCTTTCCCGCGATATTCACGGCCCCGAAGGCCTCCCCGAACACCGGCACACCGTCATAGCGGGCGGTGCCCTTGAATACGGTCTGGTCCTCAATAAAGCGCACGTGCTCGCTCTGGGCCAGCTGCGCCCCGGCCCGCTGGGCCAATAAGTACAGGTCGAAATAACCGAAAATGATATCGCCCACCGGAACGAAATCCAGCGTCACGATGTCGCCGCCCACCACGGGCATGGTGCTGCCCTGGCCGGACACAATGGCCCCCGCCGCGTTTACGCTCATGGCCTGGGCCACCAACTGGGCCTTGGTGGTCTCGTTCATCACCCATGTCAGGCCGCCCCGGGAATAGTTGCTTTTCGCGTTGCCGGAAGCCAGGATCATGGCCTGATACAACTCGATTCCCGTCTTGCCGGTGATGGTCGTAATGTTTTTTTCATGCAGATCCGCCCACGCCGGCGCGTTGGCGTTCCAGTTCTCAGGCTGGGCGGTCTGGGCCAGCCGGGTCATGATGCCGATGGGCATTTTCCGGCCGGTGCCGTACAAAATGGCCTTGTCCACCGCATAGCCGATGGACTGGCCAATTACGTCCATAATCTCAGAGGCCAGATTAAGGTCGCTGTCCTCCAAAGTGGCGTTGCAGATGGCGATAAAGCCGCCCACCTTATAGCCGTCCACTTCGATTTGGTTAAAACCAAATGCGAGCTCGTTGAGGGTGGCGCAGGCCTCCGTCCACACGGCCTCCGGCACGACGCCCATGATATTCTGCCGGGCGGTGCCGGGGACGGGGCGCAGGTTGACCCGGGCAATCAGCTTGCTGTATTTTGTGATATTCTCCCGGATCAGTTCCAGCATCACGTCGGGGATGGTCAGTTCCGCGCCCGTAACGGCCCGGGTCTCCTGGCCGAAGGTCCGTACCCGCTGGAGGAAGGATTTGACCTCCTCCCGGGCCAGGAACGCGTCCCGCTGCTGGCGGTCCAGGCCGAAAAAGCCTCTGCGGTGCATACTCATAATTCCATCATCCTTTCTTTCCCCGCCTGTAGGGGCGGGAGTCCCCTGGGGCTGGGGGATAGACGGGACGGGCTGGGCGGCCTCCTCTGCGGCCAGCTCCTTCTCCAGTTGCTCCACCTCTCCGGCCAGGGCTGTTTTTTCTTCCTCATGGGCCGTTTTCTCGGCCTCAAACTCAGAGACCAGGGTCTCCACTGCCTGCTGATCCTCTTCGCTCTCCGCCTCTCCGATGGCCTGCTCCAGCTCGGCCTCCCGGGTAGCAAACTGAGCATCTTTGGCCCGCAGGGCCTCCAGGGCGTTCTTTTTTTCATCCAGCTTTTTGCGCAGCAACAGAGCTTTCAACGCCATTATTTCGCACTTCCTTTCAGCTTGTTTTTCAGGGTCTCCCGCCACACCTGGGCGGTGCGCCGTCTGATTTCCTCCGCCTGAGCTGTCCGGGCGGCCACAGAGGTCTCCTGATACGCCGGGAAGGTACACACCGACACCTCATAGAGCGTGGAAACCTCCTTGATGGTGAAATGGACAGAGCCGTCATTCCGGAACTCGCTTTCCTCCGCACCAATGTCAAACCCAAAAGAGCACTGGTCCACGTCGCCCCGCTCCACCCGGTAATACAGATTCATTGCGTCCCCGTCTTTTTGGTTGACCTTGCTGCGGCACCACAGCCCATGACCATCCTCCCGCAACGCCAGCGTTCCGGCCTTGGTCCGGCCCAGGACAAGGGTGGTGTCGTGGTTGGTCAGGGCCCGGATATCCGCGCCCAGACATTTGGAGAAGGCCCCGGGAGCGATGCTCTCCGTGATGCCGGGACAGATCTCATAGATGCTGTTGAACACCGCGAAATAGCCCTCAATGTATAGATCCCCGTTTTCCTCCGCCGCCCGGTACTCGGTGGGGCGGCACACCATAATGCGCCTATCCAGCTTCTTCACCTCCCGTTTGCTTCAATTTCAGCTGGTCCCCGATTTTATTGATTGGGATGTAATTTTCCAGAATCACCAGTTCATCCAGCCCCTCCTTGGGCCCCTGGCCGATCCAGTCCCGGACTTCGTTGCCGGTCATAATGCCCCGCACATACAGTTCTCCGCCGATATCGGCCAGGGTATGCACGTCGTAGGCGTACAGGCTCCAGGGGTTCATCCGGAAAAACATCTCATCGCTGATCAGCAGCTTCCGGGTTAATTCCTGCTCCAGCCCCCGAACGATGGGCAGAACCGTGGTGTTGACAAAAGCGTTCCACTCCTCCCGGTTAAAGGCTCCGGCCCCCAATACAAAGGCGGGCACCCCCAGTATTGCAGCCACGGTTTTTTTGTCCAGGGTGACCGACTCATGGATTGCCAAATCATTGAGCGTAAGGGGTTTGATTTGCTGCACGCTCATGCCGTCAGACGGGATCAACATGGGGCTTCCGGGGTCCCCCGGGGAGAATCCCCGCAGGAAGTTGGCGCGGCCCTCTGCAGTACGCAGATCCTCCGCCCAGGAATCTACCTGGATAATCAGGCTGGGCTTCCATTTGTCGGCCATAAAGCTTTTCTTCGTGGCCGACGCTTGTTTCAGATTTTTGACAACATCCCGCAGAGCCACCCGGTATCCATCGCCCCGCCAGGGCTGTTCCGGGTTGGGGTTGAGAACAAAATGCAGCAGATTGTCCGGGTTGTGCTCCTGGCCGCCCAGACGGATTTTGTAGCCAAATCCTCCGTCCGGGACAAAGGATACCTGAGACGGCGGGACGGGCTCCAGGCTGTCCAGATAGCCGTCTCTGGTTCGGGGGATTACCACCGCGTTGCCGTCTCCGTTCAGCATGAGGGTCCGAATCACATGGGAGACCAGGGTCATCCGGGACATATACCGGTTCGGCGTGATATCCACCTTCCGGGACAGACCGTTTTTGATACGAACGTCCCCGCCGGAGGAATTGGCCATCAAATGGATGGTCATGCTCCCGATCAGGGTGGCCATCTTATTCACGGCCGTCAGGACCTCCGGGCTCTCGCTCAGGCGGGTATAGCCGGGGATGCACAGGGAGTCGTGCGCGCCGTCGGTCAGCAGCCAGCCCACCATGCTGGACTGGTTCGCGTCGCGGATATTGTTTCCACGGGATTTTTTGCGTTTGCTCAACGTCTCCATCCTTTCGATTTTTCTTCCCGCTCCAGATCCTCCAGCATTCGCACCGCCGCAAACACAGCCGCGTCGAATACGTCGATCCGGGTGGTGTCCTCAATCTTTTCGTATTGGACCATATCGTCGGTTTTCTCAATGGCGTGGACATTCTGCACGCAGTATTCAAAGGCGTCGCTGTGCATATAGTACAGGCATTTGCTTTTCGCCTTTACTTCGATCCGCCGGAAGCCCTGGGACTTCTTCCAGAAATACTGCGGCTGATCCACAACCCTAAACTGGGCTTTCTTCATGCCCACCACATATTCCGCGCAGAATTTCCGGTCGTGGCCCACTTCCTTGATTTTGAAACCGTCATGGCGCATTTTCTTAAACCAATTCACAACGTCCATATGGTTGACCACTTTGTCGTTGCACAGGTCCAGCCAACCATCTTCCTTCCAGCCGAACAGAGGGATATTGTCCTCATCGGCTTTGATGTGGGCGGCCACCACGGGGAACCATGCGTGGGGAATGATAATGTCCACATCGACAATCTCACCGTCGCTGCGCTTGTACCCTTCCAGGGTGCCGTAGAGGGCCGAGGCCGTCAGGTCGTGGAGCTTGGAGAGGTCCGACCCGCCGTAC